CCCACCTATGTCAGTGCAAGAAGTTTTGCTAACAGCCAACAGCATATGCACAGGGCATCTAAAAAGAAATCCAGAAGATGTCGATGCAGGCATACTCAAGTGGAAGACAAGTCAATGGCAGATACCTTTGGCTGATGAACTCAAAGAGATCATGAATCAAGAAGATCCAATCGATGTTGCCAAAGATGTCAGGGTTGTTGAAAGAGATCCACTTGGCCTTAAAACATTCAACGATTCCTTCTGGGAAACAATGGATTCAAGTCGCATCGAACAGTTTTGGGGAGATGCATTTGTGTTTGAGCAATCAAGGGTGTTGCTCTTGGGCAAACCAAAGATTGGTAAGTCGCATTGGCTTGGAGCTTTTGCAGCGTCTGCAACAACTGGCACAGAGTTTATGGGAACACAGTTCAGCAGACCCATGAAGGTAATGTGGTTACAGGCAGAGATCATTCATGAGTTCTTAAAGAAAAGAATCGAGATGTACTACCAACCTTTTCATCATGACCCGGAGCTGTACAACTTAGGCAAATCAAATCTTATTGCATCGGGCAGACTTAGAAAGAACATCATGAGAGACAGCGACATGGATGATATAGCAGCAAGCATCGAGTATCACAAACCCGACCTGGTGATGATCGATCCTATTATTAACTTCTTTAGTGGTGAAGAAAACTCTAACTCAGAGATACACGAGATGCTGTCAAGGGTGGACAGACTCATAGAACTCTTTGGCGTTGCAGTCATCATTGCTCATCACACTGGCAAAGAAAGGGCGGACGATCTCTCGTTCATGTCAGCTCGTGGTGGTTCAGCTTTTGCTGGTTGGATGGATTCAGGCGTTAAGCTGTCAGGCACAAAACCTAACATCACCTTGTTCTATGAAGCTCGTAATGCAAGAGAGCCAGATCAACACTTGGCCTACTTTGATTTCGAGCGTGGTTTCTTTAAGCCTGTCAGCGTGTCAGATTCTCCGGACGAAGTGGAGATAGCAAGAGTCATTGCTGGTGCTATGAGTTCGTACAAGTTCTACACAAGGCAAGAGTTAGAACTGTTGGCTCGTGAAGCACTCAAAGCAAGCGATCTAGCATCGGGGGAGAGAGCAGCAAGGTATGGAGTCTCACATGTGCAGAAGTATCTTGGCGAGAAGGTTAAGACACACAGCATTCCTGGAAAGAACGCTTGGTATTATTTAAACGACAATGAGATGAAAAAACCTTGGGACGAATAATGGATAATTTAAGTAAAATAACAGACCCAATTGAAAAGGTTTTGCTTATGATGGCTAAACATCAACTTGCAGTGGTTGCTGATAAAAAATTAGATTTAGCTCTTATGATAGTAAAAATACAAAGACATTTAATAAAAACACAAGACACAAACAAACATTTTAATGAGCAATGGAAATTTTTTCACAACGCACATGAAGATCTTATGGGAGGCGTAGAAAGAGTATATGGAATATAACCCTTACAAAATAGATGGCCCTGCACTAATTAGTTTTAGTGGTGGCAGAACTTCTGGGTTCATGTTGTGGAATATAATACAAGCGCATGGCGGAACATTGCCCGATGATGTATATGTAACCTTTGCCAACACAGGCAAGGAAGCTCCAGAAACATTGGACTTTGTGCATGAGGTCTCTGAGAAGTGGGGCGTGAAAATACATTGGCTTGAATTGTACTTTGGTGAAGAGCGTCCAGTCTATCGAACCAAAGAGGTTACATACGAAACAGCAAGCAGAAATGGTGAGCCCTTTGAAGCTTTGTTGGATCGCAGACAATACTTACCCAATCCTGTTACAAGATTTTGCACAAGCGAACTGAAGATAAAAGTTATGTATAGATTTATGCGAAAGCTTAGAGGACACAAAAACTGGGAAAATGTTATTGGCCTTAGATACGATGAGCCTCGAAGAGTAGCAAGTGCAATGAGACAATACGAGGTGTGGACAAATGTTACACCAATGAATGATGCAAAGCACACAGTCAAAGATGTCACAAATTTTTGGGAGAAACAAAACTTTGATTTAAACCTAACAAACTTTGGTGGCAAAACCTTGGCAGGCAACTGTGATCTGTGCTTTCTTAAAGGCAAGGACACAAAGGTTAAACTGCTGCAAGAGAGACCTGAGATGGCAGATTGGTGGATCAAACAAGAACAAAAGTTTGGCAAAGATTCTGGTGCTACCTTTAGGAAGGATGGCCCCACTTACATTGACTTGCTAGACATAAGCAAGCAACCAAACTACAAGGAGCAAGATCTGTTTGATGAACAGATGACATGTTTTTGTCATGATTAAACTAGACAAGCCAGCACTCAAAGAATCGGTGGCTGATACGTTCATGGGCACAGCGATCAATCTGCCCCTGGTGTGGTTGGTGTTATCTTTGTGCTTGATGTTCACGCACAACGCATTCATCATCTCATTGGCACAAGCTGGGGTGTTAACAGTGGTGGCAATCATTAGAAGGTATTGCACACGCATGTATTTTAAAAGGAGGGAGAGTAGATGATTAAGATATTAGATATCTGTTCAGGGATAGGAGGATTCAGCTTGGGACTAGAAGCGACTGGTGGTTTTGACACAGTTGCTTTTTGTGAGTTCGATGACTTTTGTTGTAAAGTATTAAACAAACATTGGCCAAACGTACCAATATATAAAGATTTAAAGGAGATAGGAAATGAACCAGAAAGAATTATTCAAGAATTTGACCTCATCTGCGGAGGCATCCCCTGTCAGCCGTTCAGTCTCGCAGGCAAACAAAAAGGCAAGGAAGATGACAGACACCTCTGGCCGTACATGTATGAAATTGTTAAATCCAAGAAACCCACTTGGGTCATTGTCGAAAACGTTGGTGGCTTCGTCAATGTGGCACTCGACGATGTCTGTCTTGACTTGGAAGCCCAAGGTTACGCCACGCAATCGTTTATTATTCCAGCTTGCAGTGTCGAAGCACCCCACAAAAGAGATCGAATCTGGATCCTCGGAAAACATACCTCCGAATTCGAGAAACCTTTGGTCGACACCGACAGCATTCGACCACACGAACATAAAACAACCGAGGAAGAATCATCCAGGAGGGGGTCAGAAACCTCCACTACAACAACAAGTAACGATGTGGCCAACTCCAAGAGCAACGGAGAGGATGGGGTACTACGAACAACCGAGTCCAAGCATGATCAAGGGGACACACGGATGGAGTCTTCCAGCAGCAGTGACGGACGAAGCGAGCGAGAAGTCTCACAGGATGTGGCCAACTCCAAGGAGCTCGAAGATCATGAACATGACAATGGAGAGCGCACTCAACAGGATAGAGAACACAGGGTATCACAGCAATCTGGAGGAGAAGGTAGCCTTGGAGGAAAAGAAGATGTGGCCGACACCGAACGCCTCAGACAACAGGGACAGAGGGAACTTGAGCGACCCAGCAATACAGCGAAGGATAGCGATGGGCAAACAGGTAGGCCTAACGATGGCAGTCAAGGATCAGCCGGGCAAGGGCACACTGAACCCCAACTGGGTGGAATGGCTGATGGGGTATCCCCCAGGTTGGACGGACATCTCGGATTCGAGCGAGAACCCAGCATCCCAAGAGTAGCGACAGGGATCCCAGATAGAGTCAATCGACTCAAAACATTGGGCAACTCAATCGTGCCTCAAATTGTGTACAACATTGGCCTAGCAATCTTAGAAGAGGAGGAGAGAGATGCTAAGTAAATCAATGGGGCAGTGTATATTGGAGTGTGTATTGGAGTGTAAGAAAAGTGTGTGTAAACGGCTGTGCAACGGGCAAAGGGGCAATTGCACATGCCCGCCCGAAAGGTGCATGGTTGCAGGAATCTATGGTATGTGCGGCTGTGCAGTTGCACATGCCTGCACGTATGCACATGCGTCTCTGAAAGGTGCATGGATACTGGTACGTGCAGCTGTGCGCATGTGCATCTCTATAGAGAACTATAGAAAGGTGTATACACACACCTTATCTGTAGGGGAGATAGGTTCTCTAGAGATACAATTAATAGACATAAAATAAACAATTAAAAAAGGAGAGAAATGAAAAGATCAGAAAATCTTGAGGCTTGGTTAGCAGAGAGAGAAGAATCTATAAAAAAAGAAAATCCACATAGAAAAATTATTAGGACTAATTCTTATAAAAAACCTTTGGAAGAAGTTGGCTACTCTGCATTAATATCTTTTTTTACAGAAGAACTTTCACACGAAAAAGCAACAAAAAAAGCTAACGAGATTTGTGAGTATATTAAATACTTTCATAAAAAAGTAAAAAAGATAAAAAAGTAAAAAGGATTTGATTATGACAGATAAAAAATTAACAAAGAAGCAGGAAAAGTTTGTCGATCTTATGGTGTACCAAGATTACAATCAGACTAAGTGCGCTCACTTGGCCGGGTATGAAAATCCTGGTGTAGCAGCGACAAGGTTGCTTGGACACAAAGAGTATGATCATGTGCAAGAAAAGATCAGACAGTTTAAAGCGATCCAGCGCTCGAAGAATGAGATCACTTATGAAGGCATAGCAGTCAAGCTAGGAGAGATAAGAGATGTTGCTCTGGCGGATGGTTCATACGGGCCGGCTGTAACGGCAGAGATTGCCAGGGCAAAACTTGCGGGTCTTATGGTGGACAGGAAGGAGTTGAAGATACATAAGATTGACAGCATGAGCAGAGATCAATTAGAGGTGAGGTTGCAACAGCTTGTGCAAGAGCATCAGATTGTTATAGGTGAAGCGCAGGTGGTCGAGGAGGTAGAAGAGGTGGATGACTCAGAGGATGCTATTGAAGATCATCAAGATCTAGAGGAGTCTCTGGGAGAGGAGATTGTTGAGGAAGCT